AAACATTCTACTCATATTGTCGACCTTCGTTGTGTTCCATCCATAAAAAAAATATTTGAATATACAATTCGTTATATCGTATGGTATATTATTTTTATTAAATATTTTTTTTATGACTTTCCAATCAGGATGGGGTGTATGTTCGAGTGGTTGGTTAAAAGAAATTGCTCCATTAAACATATCGTACATATTGACGACATTGTGAGTGGGCCATTCTTGGAGTGGTTGGTTAAAAGACACTGCTTTATCAAACATTCCTTTCATATTAGTTACACGTGATACATCCCACTTTTCAATTGATTGGTTGAATTTTATTGCATAACGAAACATGTTTTCCATATTAGTTACTTTCGATACATCCCATTTATCAATAGGTGAATTAAATGTAGGACATTTTTCAAATAAATAGCTCATATCTTTGATTGCAGATACATCCCATGTATTGGGTTCACTATGTGTGCCAGTGCCATTCATATATTGGAATAGACGATCTTGAAGTTCTTCTTTGGTTTGCATTTTGATTGGTATTAATGGTATTTAATGGTATTAATGGTATTAATGGTACTAATGGTATTATTTATGATATATATTTTTGTGTATCATTTTTTGTGTATCATTTTTTGTGTATCATTTTTTGTGTATCATTTTTTGTGTATCATTTTTTGTGTATCATTTTTTGTGTATCATTTTTGTCAGAAATTAACCATCTAAATTAATTTGCTTAGTTTTATAATCATTTATTGCTGAACGTATTGCATCTTCTCCAAGCATCGAACAGTTGATTTTTACAGGCGGGAGTCTCATATACGACTCATATACGACCCATATAAGTTACATTGGATTAATTCGTGAATTTATTTACTATTAATAATTTTTAATAATAAATAAAAAAAAAATGAAGATAAAATGTTTAAAATAATGTATATATTAATATATATTATGAATAATACCAATAAAAATAAATTAAACAAATTATCAAGTACTTATAAAGAATGGTCTACTCAGACTTGGAATGTTTTAGATGATTATTTCAAAAATAAAAAACGTTTCGTAATGCATCATGTAGATTCATTTAATAATTTTATTAGAAATGATATTTCAAATATTATAAAGGAAAATAACCCTGTGTTAGTAAAATTCGATTACGACCAAAATAATGAAAAATATCTATCTGATTATCGAATAGAATTTGGTAAAATATATATAAGTAAACCAATTATCAATGAAAGTGATGGTACAGTTAAACAAATGTATCCAAATGATGCAAGACTCCGAAATTTGACTTATGCATCAAGTTTGTATGTAGATATTAGGCATTTTGTAAGAAGATATAATATAAAAACAGATGAATACAATGAGATTGAATTTCCAATGATTCATAAAAAAAACTTTGGGAAAATTCCAATTATGTTACAGTCTGATTTTTGTGTATTATCTGATCAAACAAATAAAACACGAGCTGAAATGGGTGAGTGTGAATATGATGAGGGCGGGTATTTTATCATTAATGGTAGTGAAAAAGCAATTGTATGTCAAGAATCAAAATGCAATAATAAAGTTTTTATATTTCCCAATAGCAAAGCATCGACACAAAAATATTCACATATTGCAGAAGTTACATCAGTTCCACATGGTCAACGAGGAATTATTAAAAATATAAAAGTAATGATGACATCGAAAGATTCTGGTTTTGGGAAAACATTGAAGATTTATATTAATAGAATTAAAACAGATTTACCATTATTTGTTGTATTTAGAGCACTTGGTATTATTTCAGATAAAAAAATATGCCAATACATCTGCTATGATGTGAATGATAGTAAAAATAAGGAACTCTTAGACCTATTGTCACCATCAATTGATGAAGCTGCTGCAATTGAATCACAACAGATTGCACTAGAATATATTTCCAATTTTGTAACGATTTATATTAAGAATAAGAATATTCAAAATACAAATAAATATAAACTTAAATATACAAAAGAATTATTATTGGGTTCGTTATTTCCACATGTAGGAGAGAGTTCAAAGAAAAAAGCATATTTTCTTGGATATATGACAAATAAATTATTACAAAATGTAATGAATAAATCTAAACCAGATGATAGAGATTCATTTATGAATAAGCGTATTTTCACATCAGGTGATTTAATGGCAGTACTATTTAGGGAAAATTATATGAAAATTATCAGAGAAATGAAAAATACAATTGAAAAAGATATTTATTCAGGACATCTTAATGAATTAAAAGATAATCTTTCAAAAAGAATTAAAACTAACTCTCTAGAAACATATATTAAAAGAGCACTTGCAACTGGTGACTGGGGAATTAAAAGCATGCCAGGAATGAAGGGAGTTGCACAATTATTACAGCGCCTAACATATTTATCATCATTGTCAAATTTAAGAAGAATTATATCACCCATGCAACGAGACGCAAAATTAACAGAACCAAGAAAATTGCATAGCACGCATTATGGATATGTATGTCCAAGTGAAACTCCTGAAGGGGAAAGTACTGGAATTGTTAAAAATATGGCACTTACATGTTATATATCATCGATAATTAGCTCAGAACCAGTATTATCCGCATTAAAAGAACAAGGTATGATTGAATTAAGTAACATAGAACCAATTATGATTACAAGAGCAACCAAGATTTTCTTAAACGGGGATTGGATTGGAATTCATATGAGATCAAAAGAATTATTTGATGATTTAAAACAAAGACGCAATAAAGGAATTATCAATCCGCATACATCAATATGTTGGGATTACAAGAATTCAATTATAAAATTATATACAGATGGTGGACGTTTATTAAGACCACTATATAAAGTACAAAAAAATGACTTAGTTATTACAAAAGAAATATTTAATGATATTAAAAAAAACAAAATTAATTTCACAGATCTAGTTTCAGATAAAGAATGTATTGATTATGTTAGTCCAGAAGAATCAGACGGATTATTAATTGCAATGACATACAATGATTTAGTTAAGAATAAATCTCACAAGGATTTTCATTTAACATATACTCATTGTGAATTACATCCAGCAATGATGTTTGGTGTATTAGTTTCAAATATCCCATACTGCAATCATAACCAAGCGCCCAGAAATATTTTCCAAGGTGCTATGGGCAAACAGGCACTTGGTATGTTTGCTACAAATTTTAGAAAAAGAATGGATACCACATCACATATTCTACATTATTCGCAGAAACCAATTGTAACAACAAGACCAAGTATTTATGTTAATAGCAATGAACTTCCAGCTGGAATTAATGCAATTGTTGCAATTGCATGTTATACTGGATATAATCAAGAAGATAGTTTAATCTTTAATAAATCTTCAATTGATAGAGGGTTATTTGTATCAAGCTTATATAAAACTTATAAGGATGAAGAAAAACGAAATAGTTCAACACTAGAAGATGAAAAATTCTGTAAACCTGAAAAGTTTTATCCAAATAAAACCGTTAAAACAACTATGAGAAGAGAATCGTCCTCATACGATAAACTTAATGGAGATGGGTTTGTTCAAATTGGAGCGGAAGTCCAACCAGGCGATGTTATTATTGGTAAAATTATGCCAATAAAAGGTGCAGAGGAAGGTGATCCAAAATATAAAGATGTTAGTAAAGCAATTAAAAAAAATGAGGGAGGTGTTATCGATTGGGTATATGTTAATAAAAATGATGGTAGTTATAGAGTTTGTAAAGTAAGAGTTCGGAATAACAGAGAACCAATGACAGGAGATAAATTTTCAAGTAGACATGGTCAGAAAGGTACAATTGGGATAACATATAGAGAAGAAGATATGCCATATACGAAACAAGGAATTAAACCAGATATTATCTTGAACCCTCATGCAATTCCTTCTCGTATGACAGTTGCACATTTAATTGAATGTTGTTCTGGTAAAATTGGATCAGTACTCGGTCGTGAGATGGACGCAACGCCATTTACAGATGTTGATGTTGATGATATTGGGACGATATTACAGAAACATTGTGGATTTTCAAAAACAGGTAAAGAAATTTTGTATTGTGGGAAAACAGGTAAAATGATGGAAGTCAATATTTTCATGGGCCCAACATTTTACTATAAATTGAAACATATGGTTCGTGATAAAATTCACTCGAGACAAAGTGGTCCATACCAATTATTAACTAGACAACCAAGTGAGGGTCGGTCACGTGATGGGGGACATCGTCATGGTGAGATGGAAAGAGATGTTATGATAGCACATGGCGCTACACAATTTCTAAAAGAAAGATTATTTGATAACTCGGATAAATTCCAATTTTACATATGTAAAAAATCTGGAATGATTGCAGTTGGAAATAAGAGTAAAAATATATTCAAATCATTGTACGACAAAAGCAACACAACTGAATTCGCAAAAGTTCAAATTCCATATGCATCTAAACTATTAATTCAAGAGTTAATGAGCATGGGAATTGCACCAAGATTATTTACTTCGTAATTTTTTTTTATATTTTGAAGATTTAATTTGAAGATTTATTTTGAAGATTTAATTCGAAGAACCATTTAAAAAATATATTATATTTTTTAAATGGACAGTATGGGGCTCGAACCCATGACCTTCGGCTCATAAGACCGATGCTCTACCAACTGAGCTAAACGTCCGTAATATTATTATACCACATATTATCTTTATATATGGATTTAGTATACTATTTCCATTTTTTATTACTGTTTTATTATGGAGTTATAGTGTTAGTAATCTAATAAAAAAATATTATATTACTATTATATGTTAAAAAATATGCTAAATAATAGTATCCCTGACCCTATTCCTATTAATAATATAAGGAATCTGTCTGCAATATCACCCCCTCAACAAATTATATCTGAATTCCCATTAGAACATCAATATAAAAATTTTATTATAAATACAAGACATGCAATATCTAATATTCTTCATCGAAAGAATGATAAATTAATAGTTATTGTTGGTCCATGTTCAATTCATGATAAAAAAGGTGCATTAGAATATGCAGCAAAATTAAAAAATATTTCTTTTAATTTCCCACACTTATTAATTGTAATGAGAGTTTATTTTGAAAAACCACGAACTACTGTTGGATGGAAAGGGTTGATTAATGACCCCGATTTAAATAATACATGTAATATTGAAAAGGGTCTCAGATTAGCAAGAGATATAATGATATCTATTACAAAGATTGGATTACCAATCGCTTGTGAGTTACTAGATCCAATTTCTCCACAGTATCTTAGTGATTTAATTTCATGGGGAGCAATTGGAGCAAGGACAGTTGAAAGTCAAATTCATCGACAATTAGTATCTGGATCATCAATGCCAGTTGGATTTAAAAATTCAACAAATGGAAATATAAATGTTGCATATGAATCGGTAATTGCTGCAAAACATAAACATACATTTTTAGGCATTGATGAATTTGGAAGAAGTGCTATTATTCAAACAAATGGTAATCAAAATTGTCATATTATTTTAAGAGGTGGAACAGAACCCAACTATCATGAGAATGATGTAAATAATGCAATTAAAATTGGATATGATTACAATTTGATCCCAAATATAATGATTGATTTTTCACATAGTAATTCTAATAAAAAAGCAAAAAATCAAAAACGTGTAATGGAATCTGTATGCAACCAACTCAAATTAGAAGATAATATAATTGGTGTTATGATTGAATCATATCTACATGAAGGAAAACAATCTATAAATAATAAAAGATTATTATATGGTGTTAGCATTACAGATGAATGTATTTCAATTGAAGATACGGTTATTATGCTATTCGAAATAAATGAAGCTGCTAAATTTAGAAATTATTAATCAAAGTTAAATTTCAATTCATTTTCGACAAATATATGTGGTATTAAATCTGCAAGTGTTTCAATGAATATCGCTTTAATATTATGAACATCTGTCATTGTAAAATCACCACTACTACATAGTGAATCCTTTACTCTTTTAACATACTTATTATAATCTCGTTCATTGTCTTTTGGTAGTAATACTATTTTTGCACCAGCTCTTTTTGCACCATCAACCTTTGATCCAACACCACCAATTGCAGTTACTTGTCCACTTAAATTAATTTCACCAGTCATCGCAACATCATTCCTAATTGGTAAATTACATAATCTTGAAATAATTCCACATGTAATTGCTGCTCCTGCCGACGGACCATCTTTTGGAGTTGCCCCCTCGGGACAATGAATATGTAGCCCGAATGAGCCTACATCTTCCCATTCTGTCTTAATTTGTTTTTTAATATCATCCGGAATAACATTCCATGCCAATGTTTTAGCAACTTTCATACTTTCTTTCATTACATCCCCTTGAGATCCAGTTAATTCCAATGAAAGTTTATTTTCGGATAATGTCCGATGAACTTCGATGATTGTTAAACCACCAGTGCCCATTGAAGTTGCATATAATCCATTAACCATGCCTATATGTGGTTTATTTGCACATTTTTTAATAATAACTTTATTATTATTTGAAAAAATATCTTCAATATGTTGCTGACTAACCACATATGGAAAAATCACATTTTCATCCATTATATGTTGAAGATTAATTTCTCTTACAATTTCATATAATTTTTCTTTTAATTTTCTAACACCTGCCTCAAATGTATAATTCTCTATAATAAAACTAGTTTCTGCTTTCCCAAGTTTAATATCACCGTGTTTAAACCCTACTTGATCCAAAATTTCGGGCATCAAATAATCCTTTGTAATCTTGACTTTATCAGAATTACTGATTGGTTTAACCTTAATTTCTGTTATTCTATCCAGTAAAATTCTATCAATCTTTGAACGATCGTTATAAGAAAATATGAAAATTGCTTTTGATAAATCAAATTTAATTCCCGAAAAATATCTATCTGAAAATTCCTTATTTTGGGATGGGTCTGTCAAATGTGTCAATATACTTATAATCTCTCTACCATGCTCAGTCCCAGACACCTTATCAATTTCATCAATATATATAATTGGATTCATACATTTGGCTTCTATTACCATATCAACTATTTTTCCCCATGTAGAACCTAAATATGTATAATTATGCCCCTCCAATGTAGACCCGTTTGATGAACCACCCAATGGTAAAAAACAAAATGGCCGTGGCTCACCATTTATATCAATTAAACATTTTGCAATTCCTTGTTTTGCAATTGTTGTTTTGCCTGTCCCAGGAGGACCTTGCATCCCAAATACAGTTCCACTCATTTTACCATTCATCCACTGTCCAATAATTCTTTCAACATGTTGTTTACAATCATCGTGTCCATAAACACAATTGTCAAGTGTCTGTCTTACATTTTTCAAATATTTCATTTTTTTATCCTTATATTCATCCCATTCAGCGACAAGTTCATTAATTGTATCATATATTGTTGAAACATTATTAGATTTATCACTATTCTCTTTTTTATTTGTTGGATAATTAATTCCAAGTTTTTTTTCAATATCAATTAATTCTGTTTCAATTCTTCTAAGACTTACAATATTACTAGCCTTGTTCTCAATTAATATTTTTCTGACTTCTTGTATATTTTTAATTTTTTCAACGCAATATTTTACTAATTCCTTATTTAAAATAATTTCAGTTTCAGTTTCAGTTTCAGTTTCAGTTTCAGTTTCAGTTTCAGTTTCGGTTTCAGTTTCATTTTCAGTTTCGGTTTCATTTTCATTTTCAGTTTCATTTTCAGTTTCAGTTTCAGTTTCAGTTTCAGTTTCAGTTTCAGTTTCATTTTCAGTTTCGGTTTCAGTTTCATTTTCATTTTCAGTTTCAGTTTCAGTTTCAGTTTCAGTTTCAGTTTCAGTTTCAGTTTCAGTTTCAGTTTCAATTGGAAGGTCTTCAGTAAATTCTAATTTATTTAATTTATTTAATTCAGTTATTACTTTTATCATAAATATATTAATTTCATTTTCAGTATTTAAATTATCTTTACATTCATCGTATATGAATATAATTTCAGATATAAAATTATGTAATAAATCATTTTCAACATTTTTTACAAGATCACCCACCATTGGTATTGCTGATTTAATTTTAAGTTTGAAATCTTCAAGGAATAATAAAATAGATTCCTTTTTGAAAATACCGAATGGTACTTTTAATAGACCTTCGACGTATGATTGAGCCTTTGCACTTGATTCTTTTGTCCCCTTCATCTCTTTTATTTTGTCATATGCTTTTTTCTTTACATTATCTGTGGTTTTTAATAAAGCAACTCTTTTTTCTATTGGAATATCTTCTTCTGATAAATCTTTTATTCTCTTTTTTTCATCATTTATATTTTGAGATGTTACTTTAAATCTTTTTTGGATAGTCCAGTGCAGAGATTTAAATATAAAATCAAATGTTGGTTGTGCTTTTAATAAAAATGAATTGCTCGATATCATATCATATACAATATGGGCTAAAAATTGGTCTTCTGGTGATTCTGATAATAATAAAATTATAATTATTTTTCTTTGTTTTTCAAAAGTACTTTTGGTAAATTCTTTAACAATTTGTGCCAATGATTTATCTTTTAATCGTTTTAAATCATCCCAATTATGTTTAATCTTATTTAAAATTTGTTTTTCATTATTTGAAATAAAATCTCTTAAAGAAAGTTGTTCAAAAAATGGATATTTAAATGTGTTGGGTATACTCAAATACACTATACTTGACTTAATGCTATTATACTTCTCAATAAATGGTAATTCATTTTTTGCAATATTTAAAGAATCTTTTTTAAAAACTCCTGTTATTTGAATATACTTATGTGATTTAGAACATAATGTATCATATTGCGTTGAATGTGGAATATATAATTTTATTCCTTCTATTTTTTCATCAAAGGAATTTGTGATTTGTGGATATGATCGGGTAATAAATGGAATTGTTGGAGGTTCATTAAATCCTTCATTTTTAGAAATTTCTAAAATTTCTTCTAATTCATCTCTCATGCTATTGTCAATGATATCAACTTTAAATGGAGACATATATTTGTCATAAAATACTATTAAATTAAAATATTTATCAGGAATCGTATTAAACCATTTATCACCACAATATAATTTCAATATAGATGATACATTTGACATTCCTGTTTTTTTACAAATTATATATATCTGTTCTAAAATATGTGTTATTTGAATTTGCATTGACAGTGTCGAAGTGTTTTTCAATGATTCTAATGTTAAAGGAAGTGGTGGGAATTCAGACACTTTATTATTAATATTAGAAATCAATTGGATATTCTCAGTATATTTTTCTTTATTAATTATGCCCATGTCATAATTATGTTGAATATTCCTAAGCATGCTATGAATATTATGTTTAATTCTCATTAAATTATTAGTTATTAATAATATTTGCATTTTGATCTCCCGAAACCTATTCTGTATTTTAATCACTGATTTGGTTTTGGATATATTTGCATCAGGTGCATTATTTTTAAAAAACAAACTCATTAATTGTAATATTATAAATATTGTAGATATTATATTTTACATGTTTTCAACGTCTGGGTTAATAACGGTAGTTTGAAAAATGACATATTTACAATGATGATTTTTACACAGGGTTGTCCATATTATAATATTTATATATATGATTAAATTTATATGATAAAATTAATTCAATGCATAACCCCCTTATGATAAAATACAAATATATTTATTATATAAATATAATATTGAAAATATGAAAACAAATATAAATATTGATATACAAATTACAGTTTTAAAATATAATAATAAAACTATAATAAATATTTTCACTCACTTTTAGTTTTTTAAGGCCCGATCTGTATAAAAAAATGACAAATGGGTATATTTTGGTTTGGGACGATTTTGAGTCTTACCCTATTGATCAATATGTGTTGCATTATGTTTTTGTGACAAAAAACATGATTTACTCACCCTGTTTTTGGGGTATTTATCGAATATCAAAATGCACAAATATATATTATGGTGTGGAGTACCATCATAATATAATACCATGAAACTATCAAATGTATAAAAACTCCTCACCTAAAAATATTTCACTATGAGTGGTGACAACACTCTTTTTTTTATAGAGGAGTGTATAAGCACACCCTTATAAATGACTCTATGTACTTCCTTTTATAGGAAACTTATTTAACACACTGATTTATATTATACGGGTATAGCGGAGTATTATATATGATATGACAATAATATAATATATACTATAAGAGATTACATATAAATAAATAACACATAATACATATAAATATATAATAAGTAAATAATATAGTGGGTATGTGAGTATGAGTAAATACAATTCAATTCATTTAATAATAACACACTATAAATATATGGTAATTATTTGCATAAAATACAATGTCGTCAAAACCAATATAATAATTGAGTATATTCATATTATACCCATATTTATTACATAAATATTTATATGAGTACCCGTGGTATTAATTTGTGTTTATTTCAACATAAAAAACTCTCATATTAGTCCAAATATAACAGCCAAATGTAAATTCCGTGTTTTTGGGGGTTGGGTATTGGGTTATAAATCCCAAATATACCCGGTGGGTTAAAAAATATACCCCATACTTGCAAAAAACTCCAAAATATGACCAAAATTTTAAAATTTCATATTTTTTTGTGAAATATTTATGGATTTTTATGGATTTTTTTTGGCATTTTTTGACATTTCATGACATTTTATGACATTAACGATGACATTTTATGACATTTTATGACATTTTACAACAATTATTTAGATTTATTTTGGCTACTTTTGGAAAAAAAAATCATAAATTGCAAAAAAAAACATTTTTAACATTTGTGTGGTATATTTTTTGACCAATCGGGTATATTTGATTTCTGAATTAAGTCACGTTTGATTAAAATATATTTTAAAGATTTTATATAATATATCATATATAATGAATAAAATGAAAGTTTGTCTCCGATGCGGGAATAAATTTACACGAGTCGATAATTTAAAGAGACATCTATCTGGTAAAACACAATGCCCTATTCGTTTTTTGGATGTTACCTGTAAGGAAATCATGTGCAATTATGATATTTTAATTGATTCATTTATTGAGATGGGCATGGATACAGATGATATTTTTAATATATCAAGAACACCAGCAAAGATTGTTAAAAAGAAGTATCAGTGTTCTGAGTGTTATATGACGTTCCAGTTTCAGAGTGGATACTCACGACATTGTAATCATAGGTGTAAGGGTCGGGTTATAACTGATCTTAAAAATTATAATATGAATGATTTTGGACAAGAAAATACGGATTATATTACAGATGCAATTATATTAACATTTTTAAAAAAACCAGAAGATGCGATTGAATCAATATCAAGATATATTCATTTTAATAATTTGCATCCTGAAAATACCAATATTAAACTATTAGGGTTTAGTAATAGTTTTGTAAGAATATATAGCCAATGTAGTTGGAATTATTATATTAGAGATAAAGTAATCAATAAAATGATTGAATCTGCATTATTTATAATGGATGATGTTTTTTCTCGTAGAAAAGAAATGTTATATGCAAGCGATCGTAAAAAGTATGATAAATTTTTGAAAGATCTTGAAATAAGTAGATGTTTAAAAAAAAATATAAAAGTTCAGTTACGATTATTAATACTTAATAAAAAAATAATAAGCATTTAATTAGTTATAATTGGTTGTTATTTGGTTATTTGTTAAAAACAATCAAATAATATTAAATAGAATCAAAATCAACCTCATCTTCAAGTTCGTTAGATGAATAAGGGTCAGTTACATTATATGTAACATTCATCATTTTCCCACCTTCTTCCTTTGGTTTAATATCTAGCTGTTTTTTCATTCGAGCTAAATCTTCTTTAGATTGTTCTTCAAACTCAATTCCACAATCATTATTTGATTTTATATCAAATCCTGATAGAACTTGGCTTTCAGTCATTTCATTATTATTTATTAATTTCTTAATATTACCTGGATCCTTATAGACCCATACAATATCAACTTTTGATTTATCTGTTGCCCAGTCTCTTATCCCGACAATAATAATATCATTTAAATTAATAAAATCTTTTCTCTTTTTAAGTTTTCCTTTAATTATACCTAAAACAACAGTACCACCCATATAGTAATATGGTGATTCTGTATCATTTGCAATTATTCTAACATGTACTCGACCGAAGCCTAATAATTTAATTACAATTGCATATTCTTTGCCACAATAATCTGATTTACCTTCTTGTTGGTCATTATCTTCTATTGTGTTTTTTTGTTCAATATCTCTCTTTATTGGATTATGTTTTTTCATATGTATGGTCATCCTTTTTGTTGGTTTTCCATTTTTATTAGCAGTCTTCTTTTTTTCAGCTAATTTTTTTTTTGTTTCTGCAGCTTTCTTCTTTTTTTTCTTACTAACTGCATTGTTTTGTAACCCGCTTTTGCGTGTTATATATGGTTCTGTACTGGAGTTTTTAACTCCTCTTTTAAAACCCTTCCCTCCCTTTGTATTTTTTTTACCTGGCATTTTTATAATATAATATAATATATCTTATATCATATTATATTTCAGTTTTTTTTATAAACAACTCCCTGTACAACCCCCTACGCTTAGTGATTTCCCTTGTATTTTAATATACAATATGCAATTAAAATGGTAAGGGGTACCATAATAAAAACATATGATATATTTAAACCACTTTTTTGAATAGAGAAATGTTCTGTGGATATAAGATTATTTATAACACCTAAGTAACTTGATCCACTTTTAACATTCATATCCATTGTAGTGGCATCACCTCCTAATAATCTATTTTGTAAAAGTTTGTCAGGAGACCCAGTAATACATCCTCCATTTTCTTCGCAACTTAAATCACAATTTGTCCCAATTGCATCTTTTTTTGGTATTCCGGATGCACAGCACCCATATGTACCGCACTCATATTGCGATACAGCCTTTTCCTTGATATTATTGGGGTCATATATACCATCTTTTACATGGATTGATGAAAATTTTGAACTAGCAACATTTGATGATACTTTAGCTGGATCAAAATTATAATATCGACATAATAAATCACCACTTATATCTCTTGATAATACAGCCGCTGTGCATTTTGGATTTTGAAAACACCATGCTTTGCATTTAGATGGATCTTGAAAATATTTCAAAGAAGGTTTATTGGGAACAACTGGATTTGTTTCATTGTATTGGACAAAAAGTGGGTCACATGATGGTAAATGGGTTCTTTCATTTGTATCCATTGAATCTGGTTGACATTTGCTAAGGGTTGCGTTTTGACAAACAAATTGCGATGTACCGGATGGGTTGGTATATGGGACTGGTGTATATGTTTTAGGGCAATTTACATATGTTTTATTTACAATAGGATCTTTGAATTGATTAATATAAAGTGTTGATTGTGCACTTGGATTGGGTTGGTGAGATAAATCAGCAATACCTGATTTATTAATATAATATGTCTGATCTTTTATACAATCTAATCCGTCACATTTATAAAATGGTACACCATTAATATAAGTTTTAATTTTATTCTTTAATTCAGATGGATGACAATTGGGTGGGATACATGGGTCTTCTGTTATAGGTTTAAGTATTTTTGGTTTATGTTTTTTAGGGTCATTTTTACTGACATATTCACATTTATTGTTTGAATATTTGCAAAAGAAATCACCTTTTTTACCTTTTTCTGGATATTTTTTGTAATAATTTTTATATATATCGGGGATAGTGTAAGATGATGTTTTTTTAGGAGTATATAAATTAATATTATGTTTATTTGTTTTAATTTTGTCATCAGACGAATATGAGTTACAATAATTATTGCTTAATTTAATATTATAACTAGCACAATTATCATCATCTAGGCATTTTTGATTGCATACATCTTGTGTTGCAACATATTGTGCATAATGTTGACCAACTATTTTTTCATGGGGGTTTTTTAAACGATCCATTCTGAAATTATTTTTTTCATAATGTTTTTTGTAATTAATAAATGACTTGCTATTTGGCATAGTTGTTTGGTCCTTATATAAATAACATTTAGTGTTATCCTCATATGAAAATGATTTGCATTTTTTATTATTTGTGCATTTTTTAGAACAGTCGTCAAGGGATGGGTTCGCAGAAGTATGTAATAGTTTAGAAGATTTATTAAATGGTATTTTTTGATATTTATTGTTGATATGTTTGCCAAAGAATGTTTTATAAACGTTGTCAGGATTTAGCCCGGGGCATATTGTTTCCATATTTGTACTTAACAATTTATCTGTATTTGGGTCGTACATTCTATCATCACATGTTGTTGATGGCAAATTATGATAATTATTGTAATTATTTGCATTATTGTAATTATTTGCATTATTTACATTGCTCTTCATAATATAATTATATATATAATAAATATATATAATAATGGTACATTTATTGAATCAGCCACGTGATAATATAGAAGGATTTATTTCATTAGGAATTTTTTTGTTTTTGTATGTGTTATATGTTGAAATTATATCGGCAAATGATCCCACAATATCATTTTTTCAAAATGGATGGGGGTATTTTTTGTCAAGGTTTATTGTAATTGCAATATTATATTTATTATGGTTTTTCGGAAGTCGTGTAATAACAAATTACATATTTTATTTTGACAGAACAGAGAATAAAAAATAAAGATATAATATAATATATAATAATATATAACAATGTTAAAAATGATTGTATTTATAGGATTTGCACTTGCATTTTATACAATAACAATACTTGCATATTATTTTAATACAAATTTTTTAATAAAAGATACTGATTTTAGAAAATTCATAGTTGGACCTTTTGTTATATTTTTTGTAATGGGTTTATTGAGATCAAAACTATTGGGTAGAGATGAATGGTCAGAAAAGAGGATTTTATTTAATGGAATATTATTATCATTAATGTTTATCTGCTATTATGGATTTACAAAAATTATATCAAATAAGATATTATTAGTAAATAATATAATGATGGATAATCAGATAACATATGATAGTGACATAATATCTAAATAAAAAATATATCAATACTTAATATAATGAATAAAAATAAGTTAGATATCTTTATAACAACCTTGTTATTTTTACTTTTTTTTGGAATAATGAAACCAATATTGCTTAATCAACAAACAACAATCCCTATATGGCAACAATCATTATTTTTTTTCATAACATATGGGATGTGGAAAGTTTTAACAAGCAGTGATAATGGGAATCCATATTATTGTTTATAAAGTTTGTATCACACTATAAGATATCAAATATTTTTTCCATTGTTTCAATATTTTGTATGTTTTTGCAACAATTACATGTGAGGTTCCGCATGTATCTGCAATATGTTTTTTAGTAATATGCAAGTTATTTTCTTGTGATACCAAATAAATACTCCCAACTGCAATTGATGATGGGATATTGTCCATAATAATACCTAAAAATTCAGCAACATTTGCAACATAAATCATTTTTTCACGTTGTTCTCCAGATATTTTTAATAATACACAATTTCTTCTAATAAAATCCTCAGTTGTCGATGGGTTTAGTCCATTCACAAAGTCGGGGTTTTTACTGAACATGATTTCTTTGAACATGTTACATCCAGTTGTCATTCTTTTAATAGAAATTTCAAATATATTTGAAATTTCTCTTCTTTTTCGCTCAATCCCCCTATCTTTGCATGCAAAATATACACATGCTGCAATTAAACTATGTCGTGACACCCCTCTTTTAATATTATTTTCGCTTACAATTTTAAACATTAATTTTGCTTTATCTGATACACAATATGGAATTTTTGCTTCAATGCAAATTTCTTGAATGTATTTGAATATTGCCATTAAACTTTTTGCTTTATATTGGATAGAACTCCATTTAAGAAGTCTTCTATATTTTTCGTTACCATATCCCAACATAATACCACCAAATGCATTATTTGAGAATAATGAGCTTGTTGGCATACCACATCTAGTTGGGTCGGATGATCTTTTATTATCATCTGCACCATAATATCTCCATTCTTGTTGCATATCTAAAATTTGCCCATTAACAAACCCGCACCCAGGGCATAATTGTTTACCATTTGAATGTATAATATTTAGTCCTTTGCAGTTAAAGCATTTTTCTTTAATTAATAAGTCATTTTTATAATCTATTTCCGTTTCATTTGAGTCATTGATATCTTTTATTTCAAAAGATTCGCTGACGTTGTTAAATGTATTCCAGACATCCATTTTAATTATATAATAAATCGGTTTTAAATATATTTTATTCATTTTTTATATAATTTTTATATATATATGAATAGTATTTTCAATAATAATAATAATAATAATAATGATTTTAACAGTATAAATACCAATAATATAAATAAAAAAAAATTTGTAGAATCATTAGGAATTGACGGATATAGTATGAATTCTTATAAAACAACGATGACAATAATAATTTTAGGTTATTTTGCAATAAAATTATTAAATAAAACAGTGAATGATCAGAATAAGTATGACACTGATACAGTATGTTATCCGATAACACAATATGATTTTATGGGATTATTGATATTTGGTACATTTATATATGTATTTAATGGATATTTGGGAGATTTACAAATAACAAAGTCGTTATTTTTTGCAATATTTTATATAATTGGATTAATGTTTGGATATTTTTATCATCAAGCGAAATTGACTGTTAGAAAGAGTGGTGATACAACATTATTAAATATAATGAGTTCATTATATTATTTTGTAACAATAATTGTTATAATGTTTTCTATGTCAGTCTCAGTATCATCTCCATCAAGCACCGTAGCATATATTGTATATTTAATTACATTTGTAGGTATTGCATATTATTTGAATACTTTTAATAAAAAATACAGAGACCCATCAAACAATGATATAATTTATGTGTTTACTAATAAATTTGTATTAACAGTACCAATGGCTTCATTTTTAATAAATTTGTTGTTTTTAAAGAACAATAATGTATCATCGATTGCATCAACCATATTAAAAACATTTAGTGGATTATTTTTGGGCATATTTGTAAGTAGTATAGCTGTTTTCGGAATTAGAAGCTTAATACCCGATGAAAATGTTGTAACATGTAATAAAGACAATAAAAAGTGTAAGGTGAAAGTAATACATGATAATTCATTGACAGATGCATTTAAATCTTCGACATTGGCAAATACAACATTAATCGTTTTATTGGTGTTATTATTACTAAATGGAATTTTATTAGGAAAAACATTTATTAAGTAATGTATAATAAGTAATAATTGCGACTTTATAATATAATTCAAAAATATAGAATGTTTTTTGAATTATATCCCGGGTTATGGGTTTCTGATTATAAATCATATCCAAATATCAAGAAATATGGTATTGATTCTGTTATAAATTTAACAAAACACAAAGTGAATCGATCAATACCACATACCCCTGAAACAATACCTCGTTTAATTTATAGTTTATCATCAAAAAATATTGTATATTTAATATCATCAGAAGGTCATTTAAAATATTTAATTAAGTATTTAATTGAATATGCAAAGGTTGATGAAAGAACTGCATTGCAATATATTCAAGGAAAATATTATCTATTATAAAGTATATATGGGAAATACCGAAAGCAAAAGTATTGACGAGACTGGTAATACAAATAATACAAATAATACAAATAATAAGAAGTCGACAGGCGATTCTATTTTAAATAAAACAATAGATGGTACTACAGATGAAAAAGTATTAGATAATCTATTAAAAAAATCAAATAAGTTAATATTAAAATATAATAATAATTTAAGTGGTGATTTTTGCAGTAAAATAGATATTGTTATGGATAAAACATTAAATAAATTAAGCATTACTAAATTACAGAAATTACATGATGCAACAAATATAGATGATTCAGAGGAATATACCGCATATATAAAAGGTGAACCAGATTATTCTGAAAAATTTATAGTAAATGAATTAAAAGATGAATTAATAAATATTTTTGATCTTGATATTAAATCAAAAGGCATGCAATCTCATACCGGGGGAGGAGATAATAATAATAATAATAATAATAATAATAATAATAATAATAGTGAATTAAATAATTCTGATGTTCGCAATGATGAATCCAATAAAAAGGGTCACTATGATAACAGAGGTAACAGAGATAACAGAGGTAACAGAGGTAACAGAGGTAACAGAGGTAACAGAGGTAACAGAGGCAACAGAGGTAACAGAGGTAACAGAGGTAACAGAGGTAACAGAGGTAACAGAGGTAGTCGAGGACACAAAGGTAGTAGAGGTAATAAAAGTTATCGTGGTCATCGAAATACTCGGAATACTCGGAATCACCGTGATACTCGTGATACTCGTGATACTCGTGATACTCGTGATACTCGTGATACTCGTGATCGACGTGATACTCGTGATCGACGTGATACTCGTGATCGACGTGATACTCGTAATCGTAGTAGTTATAATGGATATCAACAAAAAGGTCGTAAAAATAATGGATTATCTAAACAAAATCAATCAATTGATATGTTAATGCAGAAATTAAAAATGAGTACGCCTGATATTAAAACAAAAAATAATGATAATGATAATGATAATAATAATGATAATGATAATAACAATGATTTAAATATAACTAAATTAAATAATAGTTTAACTGCACTGGAAAGCTTGATTAGTGGAACTGATTCATCTGATATGAGGGAAAACATAGAACCAAGAAATAATAAAAAAATACAAGAATCAGTTAATAATCAGTTATTATTAAATAATAATTTAAATAATATCATGAAAAAAATAAATAATAAAGTAAACAATAAAGTAAACAATAAAGTAAACAATAAAGTAAACAATAAAGTAAATAACAAAGTAAACAATAAAGTAAACAATAAAGTAAATAACAAAGTAAACAATAAAGTAAACAATAAAGTAAATAACAAAGTAAACAATAAAGTAAACAATAAAGCAAACAATAAAGTAAATTCATCAATGAATAATACTCAAAAGATTTTTTTTAGCACTTGTAATGATAAAACACAAAAATGTATATTAACTAAAAGTGAATTATGTAAAAAATTAAAAGAACATTACACAACAAGAGTATTATTATCAAAATATATTAGACGCCAATTACCATTTAAGGGAAAAGATAATATATGGAGAGGGGGGATGTGTTATGGTAAATTACAATCATTAAAAAATGGTAAATATTGCATGAATCCAAAAGCATTATTAATGAGGGGGAATAATGATCAAACGCAGTTATTACAGTTTATAAATCATATGACGAAGGATACGTGTGAAGGAGCAGGTGGATATTACATGGAATTGAAAGAGGATGAAAAAAAATCATTATTAGAGAGTGGCAATCGTTTTAATTTACTTTATATGGAATTTACATTGAAAATCCAAAATGATTATAAAATGATATTAGTTGAATTAATGGGTATTTTAGATATACTAGATACAGAGTTGATGGTATCTAATTATGCATTAAATTCTTTATCCCAAAAGACATTTGATATGGTAAATGATGGTCGTATTAAATGTGAAGAAAATTATAAAGGTGCTATAATTGCACTATACCAAGCTGATTTAGTTAGAACTCAGGAAATTTTAAAGAGTGAAGATAAATTGGCAGCGATGTTAAAGGAAAAATTAGGAAAACAAATATGATTTATGCCCCTGGAATACCAGTATGTTGGAATGCTGTCCCCATCTCTGATGGGAATTCAACAATATCAACTACAGTCTGGACTCCATATACAACCCCTTCAACCGAGTGCATAATGATTCCAAGTAAATCATTTATCCAAACACCCATATCTGCATCAGTTCCAGTACCCTGATCTATTTTATATAAAAAATCTGGTTCTCCCAATAATTGTTGTTCGATTGATTCACCTCCAATCATTTTATATATTTTTTTTTTAGACATTTTTTTTTTGGACGATTGTTTTTTAGACAATGTTTTTTTAGACAATTGTTTTTTAGACGATTGTTTTTTAGACAATGTTTTTTTGGACAATGTTTTTTTGGACAATGTTTTTTTGGACAATGTTTTTTTGCGATTCATTGTTGGTTATATTATAATAGTGAGAAATTATCCTATTTATTAAAAATTTTATATTTAAAAAAATATTTATTTATTATATATATAAATATGTACAAAAACATTAAAAAAGTAGCAAAAGTATTCAAAATAACAAGACAAATTAATAAATGCAAACATAAAAATAATAAAAATGTTAAAAATAAAGATTGGTCAAATTGTAAAAGTGAACGGGTTGTTAAAAAAAACTGGGGTGAATTAAAAATTAGATCTAAAATACAATATATTCCCAAGTACGAATAATATTAAAAAAATATGATTTTATAATGTGGTTTTTGATATTTTTTTGTAAATTATCGACCAGTTGACCCAAATCCTCCTTCGCCTCGTTCGGTTTTAGATAATTCATCATCATTGCAAATAATAATTTCAGGGTAATATGTTTTTTCAATAATAATTTGTGCAATTTTATCTCCAACTTTAATTTCAATTGGTTCAGTAGAGGATAGATTAAAAAGGACAATTCCTACATTTCCTCTATAATCAGAGTCGATCACTCCTGCACCAATATCTGAGTGTTTTTTCCAAGCCATGCTTGAACGTGGAGCAATTCTCCCATAAAAACCTTGTGCAATTTCAATACTTAAACCAGTACTGATAAGGGCCTTTCCAAATGGTTCTATATACTTATCTTCAACTGAAAACAAGTCTAATCCCGCTGATTCAGGACTTCCTCTAACAGGTTGTTTTGCATGTTCATGTGTAAGTGTAATTCGTAATTCCATATTATTAATATATATTAATAATGTAAAATATATGAACAATCAATTTTTATAATTAAAAAAATGAATAAAGAATAATTAATATTATTAATATTATAATAAAATGGCATATCCACAAAAATTCCAAGATCTATTTGAACAATTATCAATAATAATTGATACAGATGGGAAAAAAACGTGTAAAGACAGTAAAGACAATAAAAACATTAAAGACAATAAAGACATTAAAGACATTAAAGACATTAAAGACATTAAAGAAACACTTATTGAAGTTGATGAGTGTATGATATGTGGCGATGAGTTGATAAATGGTTCGTTGGAGACAATCCAGGTATCATGTAGTCATAAATATCATTACGATTGTATATATAATTGGTGGTGTAAAATCAAGAATGGTAAAATAAATTTAGGGAAATACACTCAACGTGAATGCCCATATTGCAGAACTCCATGTGATTTGTTACCTACGATTGACGGAAAAGACAAAACGATTAATATAAATTGCTCAAAACAGGTTAAATTTAAAAAAATAAAGACAAATACATGCAGTGCATGTACAAATAAAGGGACCCAGTGTACCTTTTCTAAAAAATATGGAAATTATTGCGGGAAACACGCACCTAAATAACTATTTTTATAGTAAAACTTACATTTTTTTTACCAAATTATAAATTATAAATTATAGATGTCATCTATATAATCACCTTATTGTAAAGCAGCCTGGATAATCATCATTAAAAAATTCAATGTCATTAAAATCGGGGCTTACTAATGTATTAGCATTCAATATTTGTTCTAATCGAGTGATTCTTTGTTTACTATCTTCCATTTTTTTCGTGAGATTTTTAAAAATTGCAACAAGTCTGAGTCTTTCTGTTTCAATTATTTGTTTATTAATGTCGGAATTATCTTTCGTAACGATCATATTTTTTTTAGATAATGTGATCATGTTACGTAATTTGTATTCATTTCCAACAGTATTCCAATCTTTGTTTGATTTATCGTTACATAATTCCAAGGGTAATCCCGGGAAATTCATAATATTAAATTCAGGTTTTGGTAGTATTTTAATTACAGTATTAGACGAATGTCTTGATTGTCTTTTACGTCGAGGAGGTTGAATAAATGGTTTAATACCTGTAATTTGTAATTTTTTACGCTTATATGTAAAATCAAAATCAATATGAAACCCGTAGGTAACTCTTGTTCTGCATTTTGATAATTCTGGATAACATATATCGATTTTGATAGTGTTAGTGTTAAGTTTGAAATTGACACTAAAATATTTGTTGTTACATTTTCCGTTTATACAAAATAAACATGTTGTAAAGAAAGATTTTTTTTTTACATTCATTTTGTTAATTTCATAATAAACTTTTTTCATGTTAACACCAGGTATTAACATTGGTTTTTTAATGTATTCCCCAAGACATTCGCACATATGTGCCTTATCTATAGGTGGTTTGTTTTCTGATTTACCAACAAGCACGTATGCATTGGTGGTAGGATCTTCAGTAATTTTTTTTAAGGTTGTTTTAATCATTTTATATTATAATATATTTGTATTTGACACTATATTTTTCAATTTTTAATATTAATAAAATTGAAAAATATATAATTAATACACAATTGATGTATAATAAATAAATATGCTCGATTTAGATATAATAATAACTTCAGTTAAACTTACTGAAATAGGATATCTTCCTAAAAAAAAAAATAGAAGAAAAGAATTCAAAAAGTTAGAGAAAACATCTAGGTATACATTTTCAGAAAAAGTAAGAGACCGCATTATAAATGGCGGTGAAACATATTTTGAATTTATGGCAAAAAGAAAAAACTGAAAATAACTTTTTCAATTAATCATATATTATAAGCAAAATGGAATTAATTGACCAACAATTATTAAATAATGTTATTGCAAAGATTCACGTAGATAGTGATAACATTAATAAAACGGACGATTATTGCCCCTGTGCAGTAAAGATCCAGACAAAAAAAAAGATATACACGTATGTATCTTCCGGTACAGATGTGTTTTCAATAGAAGGAAAAAAAGGAAAAATAATTGCGTATAAAAAATGCGTAAGACCCTTGTATGACGGGCAATGCTTTTGTTACAAACATTATGAAACATCTATATCAAATAAATCGAATTTAATATTATGGACTAATATTAAAAAAACAGGAAATAAAGTTAAATATGATGCAAGCAAATGTATCGATAATGATAAAGATGCAAATTTAATTATTTTAATGTTCGATAAAAAAATTTTATCTAAATTAATCAAAATAAAAGAGTCATTTAAAGAATCTGGAGAAGAATCTGGAGAAGAATCTGGAGAAGAATCTGGAGAAGAATCTGGAGAAGAATCTGGAGAAGAATCTGGTGAAGAATCTGGAGAAGAATCTGGTGAAGAATCTGGTGAAGAATCTGGAGAAGAATCTGGAGAAGAATCTGGAGAAGAATCTGGTGAAGAATCTGGAGAAGAATCTGGTGAAGAATCTGGAGAAGAATCTGGAGAAGAATCTGGAGAAGAATCTGGAGAAGAATCTGGAGAAGAATCTCCAGTTGCACCAAAAGTTGCAAAGAAAGTTGCACCAAAAGTTGCACCAAAAGTTGTAACTAAAGTTGTAACTAAAGTTGTAACTAAAGTTGTAACTAAAGCTGTAAAGAAAGCTGTAAAGAAAGCTGCAAATAAAGCTGTAAAGAAAGCTGTAAAGAAAGTTGTAACTAAAGTTGTAACTAAAGTTGTAAAGAAAGCTGCACCAAAAGTTGCAATGAAAATTACACCCAAAGTTGTAACCAAAGTTGTAACCAAAGTTGTAACCGACGTTGAAGAATCATGCGAAGAATCATGTGAAGAATCAGGTGAAGAATCTGGTGAAGAATTAGGCGAAGAATCAGGTGAAGAATCTGGTGAAGAATCTGGTGAAGAATCTGGTGAAGAATCTGGTGAAGAATCTGGTGAAGAATCTGGTGAAGAATCAGGTGAAGAATCAGGTGAAGAATCAGGTGAAGAATCAGGTGAAGAATCAGGTGAAGAATCAGGTGAAGAATCTGGTGAAGAATCAGGTGAAGAATCAGGTGAAGAATCTGGTGAAGAATCTGGTGAAGAATCAGAAAAAGAATCAACATATGAGTCTGTAGTTCAACTAAAATCATCTGAAAATAAAGTAGAAGAGGAAGCTACATGTATTCAGATTTATGATAAAGAGGGCATTGCATATTTCTTAGATGAAACAGACATGATGGTTTATATCCCAATTGTAAATAAAGATGGAGAAACCAATGGAAAAGAATTGGGAAGATTAACACGTGTAAATGACAAGGAAGCACCTATATTTAGAGATGGTAGTTACTATATTGTTGCAGAAATGATAAATATACGTAAAAAGGATTATGCGATGTGTTTAATCACAAAAAGATCATATTACGATGATGTATATAAAGGTATTGCCAAAACAACAAGTAAAGGTAAATATAAGATCGTTTAATATAAAAAAAATGATTTATTAAAAATATAACAATATTATAACTTAATTACAAATATGTCACAAAGAGAAGAAATTACAAATTATATACAGAAAAAACATCCAGAATTAATGGATAAAATTGATTTTATCGTACGCACGTACATTCAATTAGATGAAGATATTAAAAAAAACAAATTGAATAATGTCCGCCCTGTAATTAATAAAAAACAAGTAAAAATAAAACTTAAAGAATAGATATAGAATTATAAAAACATAAAGAAAAATATAGAATTATAAAAACATAAAGAAATATATAGAATTATAAGCATTAATAATTCATTTTAACCCGTTTCACATTTAAAATGTCCTAATTAAATTCTAACTATGATATATTATGATACTAATTATTGTTGGACTATTTGTTTCTTATGTTTACTCTTTTTGGATTCTTCCTGAAAACGAAGGTTCAAATCCTACAGTAAACCCAACTATCTACCCTTTATTATACAAAGGGATGATCATTATTCCATACAATAAGGTAAATGCTATACATTTGCATCACTGGGTAGTATATTTCTTTATTTGTCTACTTAGTTTTTTTTACCACATTCCACAAATCCTTACTGGTTTTTCATTGGGTTTGTTCCTACAAGGTATCATGTACAAAGATAGTTTCAATTTCATTTGTAGTAATCCGTATAATTAGGGCATTTTTATGCGAAACGGGTTAAATCTTATATAAAAGTAATAGGGATGTATCATATTGTATCATATTGTATCATATTGTATAATATTGTATAATATTGTATCATATTGTATTATATTGTATCATATTGTATTATATTGTATCATATTGTATCATAGTGTATCATATTGTATCATATTGTATGTTTTACCAATTTATTTTATAATTAAAATATACATTGTAAGTGTATATTTTAAAGCAAATTATTGCAAAGCAACCACTTACTGGATGTGATTTCAATATCAAATGATTATACATGTTATAGTAACCTCATTCTCAATATCGACCACCTACTTAGATACTGGTTTTAACACCGATCTCTTTGTAGTTGTGTGATTTCAATATCAAATGATTATACATGTTATAGTAACCTCATTCTCAATATCGACCACCTACTTAGATACTGGTTTTAACACCGATCTCTTTGTAGTTGTGTGATTTCAATATCAAATGATTATACCTATGACAGTAACCTCATTCTTCAATATCAACCACCTACTTAGATACTGGTTTTAACACCGATGTCTTTGTAGTTTGTGGGACTTCTCCCATGCCCTTTCAATTAATATAGTTATCCATACAAATCAATCAAACAAGGATAATGCCCCGGGGCAATATTATAATTGTAAACAATTGTAATATCTGAGAATATATACCAGTGTGACCACCAATATTAACTCCTTGTTTATATAGATATAATATAGATATGTTTGAGTATCAATTTTTTTTTAAAATAAAAAAATGATACATAGAAATCTTAGTTAACTTCTTAATAAATATTCACTATGGGTCAAGAATTATGTTGTATAAGTAATCGTGATCGTGATTTGAACAAAGATGTATTAGCAGACATATCAAATACAGATGTATTAGCAGACATATCAAAAACAGATGTATTAGCAGACATATCAAAAACAGATGTATTAGCAATAGACATATCAAAAGAATATCCAATATATATATTATCGATTATTGTAGTTCCAGGAATTCCAGAAGTTCATGTAAGAGGTTCTACAATATATAATCGGATAAAATATGCATCATATGGTAAATCATTTATTGTAAAAAAACTAGGATATTTAGAGAGTGGTCAAATACAAATTCTTAATATAAAATTGAAGTTGGCAATTGAACTACATGAAAAACATTTAATAGAGTCTAAGTTGAATTATTCAAGTGTATATAAGGAGTTGATAAAACAACCAACATCCAAACACCTTGTACAAATTAGTTACCGTCTTAAACTCGGTATGTATACCGAACTATTGTATATGGAAACAAAAAATATTAACAGATTGAAAAAGAATATAAAAAATGAAAAGAATCGAATTATAGGTACATCCAATAAATTGAAAGTAATGTTTCGAACATTACTATATATATATTACGATTTAACAAAATTGTACCCATCTCAAAATTCATGTGCCAATTTTAGTTTTACACAAAATGGAACTGATATAGTTAAAAAGTTTGTACATAAACTTGTAGAATTGTACATCGATCGGTCACAAATCGGTTGGGTTCGTAAAAAAAAAATATACATGGGTGAATATAATTATTATCAACAAGAGCTTTATTATATTATGCAAAGCCTGTTATGTATACCCTCTTTTAAAAACCTAGTAGAGACACATCGACATTATGACAAAGCTTTGATAACAAATATCACGATTGATAAAATTGTTAAACCATTAGTTAAAAAAAAAAGTAAAACTGATATGAAAAAAAAGTAAAATCTTTGTATTCACTATCACCTTATAATATACACAACTTAGCGAGCAATATATTTTTATATATTGCTCGCTCGAAACAGGGATCGAACCTGTGACCTCACGATTAACAGTCATGCGCTCTACCAACTGAGCTATTCGAGCAAGTGAGTGATACTATACTCACTCGAAACATTCGTATGAACTATTCGAGCAAGCATGTATACTTACATATAATTATCATACCTTTAAGTATATTTTCGTTAGTTAATACATATATTGCTCGAAATCACCAGTTGTCAATGTGGATACTATCAATCAGGTTTAACTGGGCTTACCAGTTAAACAAATAAAATAAAATAAAAGAGATAACCGTTAATATATACACCGTAATATATTTCTAAGTATATAATGGTTATAAAAAAAAATAATAA